AAATATTTTCTGAATGTAACCTGAGGCTGTAAAAGCATTTGCTGTGGCAGTTCTACCTATGCCAGTTAGTTGTAAGGTTGTAATATATCCAACATCATCAACTTGACTATCAATTGTATCAATAGAAGTGTCGATAACCTCATCCTCATACTCAAATAATTCACATTTTAATTTGTAAACATAAGTGCTTCCTAATTGATAGAATGGATCTTCATGTTCTACAAATTTTATTTCAAAAAGTCTCTGTCCAAGAGGAAAATATACCAAATCACCTTCTCTAGGTCTTGATGCTAACTCAATATCTTCGTCAGAGTTCATAAATGGTGATATAAATTCTTCAAATCTTTCTTTTGATATTGTAAGAGTTACTTCATCTCTTAAACTCATTCCAAATTTAGTTAATACGTCTCCAGCACCTTGATAACCATCATAAGTATCTACATATGCTTCAATTGCAAAATTATCATCAAACTTAGAGGCAGTAACTTCTTCTATTATTGATTGCCTATTAACAAATTTTCTAGGAATGAATGTTATTTCAACACCATAAATTTTTAGATGCTCATTAATTAGACTCTGTACTAATCTCTGTTCACCTCTAGAACCTTGTAAAAAGTATGGATTTAATGCCATTATTCATCACCCAATAAAGTCAAGAGGAGGTGTCTCATAGTCCATCATCATTCTTGACCTGATTTCCTCTAACTCTCTAACTCCATCATCGTAGATTTCTCTACCATTTAATTCAATACCACCAGGTAATTTAGTTCCTCTGAACTTAATTAAATTCATACCCCATTGTTTTTTCATTAATGCAACAAAATATCTTTTTACAAACGGGTCATTATATACTTGTCGATATTCTTCAGGATCAAGTGCACGAAAACAATCTATCACAATAAAAGTATCTTTATCTTGTGATGACCAATCAATATCCAAATATAATCTGTCTTGTCTTTGATTAAATCTAATTTGTTTTTCAGTTGTAAGTAAAAAATCAATATCTTCAAGATATGTCTTTGTCATTGCAAATTGTAGTAATTCAACTGAATTAAAATAATATAAGTCATTTAAAAATAACTGATATTTAATACTAAACATTCCACCTGATATAGAACTACTATCAAATTTAAATATTTTATTTACACCAAGAACGTGTTCTGGAACTGCTATAAAATTAGAAGTCTCGTAAAAATTACTTGTTACAGTACCTGCAGTATTAGTTGATATACCAGTAGTAGTAACTATTCCAACTCCATCAGTGCCTTGTGCTCTACCTCTATCTAAATCTTCTTGAGTTATTTTGTATTTGAGATACATTCTCTCAATACCATTATAATGACGTTCTTGATATAACTGAAGAGTATCATCAAGTGCATCGTGTATCTGGTCAGTATCAAGGTTTATTTCCAATACAGGATAACCCAGTTTACGCAAACCGAAATTTATTAGTTGTCCTCTACTTTGTGGTGTCGCCATTACTATCCGTGAAATTTGCGAGTTGCTCTAAAAGTTCGTTTTTTTCTTTTTCAAAATCATTTTTTAGAGTTTGGAGTTTTGCCTCCAAAAGAACGTTTTGGTTTAATGCTGCTGCTAGTTTTGTATGATATAAGTTCACTAACACATTAATGTCTACTTCACTGTTTTGCTGCATATTAGAAGGTACCTCCGTCCAGAGTCGATGTCCAATGTGGTTTGTTTATATAGACGTTTGTTGCAGCACCAGGTACAGATGATAAGTTTGCAATTGCACCACTCTGTCCCTCTCTTCTTAAATTATTTGTTGTGTTAAATGTTCCTTCTACACCAATCAAATTAACAGAGTTTCCACCTGTTACCGCTGTTTCAACAACACCAAAGGCACCTGTGGTATCTTGTTTTACAATATCACCAACTGCTACTGTTATGGCAGCACTTAATGAACTTAATGTAATTTTTGTAATCGCAGTTAATACTTGCTTTGAAGTAATAACAGGTGTTTGTGGAGCATTTGTAGATCTCTGTAGTCCAGTATCGTCAAACCAAACAACACCACCTGAAGCAAAGTTTCCTGACTGATAGTAGATACCTTTAATATCTAAGAAACCTTTTGTACCAGAAACAACACTTGCTGTAATAGTTGCGTCAGGAACATAAGTCCATCTACGACTGTTATCACCGTGTGTTCCGTGATTTCCTACACCAGCAGAACTAGATGCAATTGAGCTATCATCTAATCCAAAGAAACCGTCTGTAGAATTAGCAGTTCCTATACCAGTATTATATGTAAATCCAAGTCCACGGTCAGTATTAGTGTCTGTTGCGTGTACAACTGAGAATGTGGTTTGTGTGCTTATTCCAGCGACGGTTGTGCCTTGGAAGGTAAGCATTTTTGCACCAGTGTTTATTGCTGTAACAGTTGTAATACCACTTGCTGAGAAACTTGAATGTAAAAGAGTATCATTAACTGCAATACCTGTTACCTGATCAACTATAACTGTAGAAACACCAGATTGAACTGTTACCATCACAGTTCTTGTACTGGTAGTATCACCAACCATCATTATTGGATCATTAACGGTTGTTTGAGTTGAGTTAACTGTGGTTGTTGTACCATCAACTTGTAAGTTACCTTTAATGACAACATCACCTTCATTACTCAATCCATCTGGATATGGGTCAATGAATATCTTATTATCTGCTCCTGCAAGGGAAGCAATGATATTATTTTCTATCCTAATATTACCTAGTCTACTTTCACCACCATCAACGATTAAATTTCCACCAACATTAATATTTTTTTCTACACCTACACCACCTTCAACAATTACAGCACCGTTATCTTTTGTAGTTGACTGTGTAGCGATATTAAATCTTACATCTGCTCCAGTAAATGTGAGTTGGTCTGTACCATTTTCATCATATTCAATCTTAGAATCTGCAGCTGCAGTTCCATCTGCTCCACCACCAAAACCCAAGAAAGTATCGTCAGGTATCATTACCTCACCAGATCCATTTGGATTAAAGATTATGTCACCATCAGTATCAGTTGAAGATAATGTATTAGCATCTAAAGTTAAGTTATCTACATTCCAGACATCTATTTTTCGACTATTATCAAGTATTGCAACTAAACCACCGTCAGTATTTCTACTATTTGTTTGACCTGCTAATTTACCAGGTTCATGCTCCATCATGGAGGTGTAATAATGTCCTGCTATTGGATTGACGTTTGAACCGTCATCTCCTAAAAATATTCTATCTTTGTATTGATTGACTCCACCGAACTGGCCAACACCAGTTACGTATGCCATTTCACCCCAATTCAAACTACCTGGCTTCGCAGTTCCAGAGGATCGTTTGATTCTAATTATACTAGCCATTTAAAAATTTCCTCCGTTGATGTCTAAGTTCTGAGCAGCACCAGGAGTCAACTCTAACGTTGTGTCAAATTTTTTAGTTACACCATTATATACTAGAACCATACCATTCTGTAAGGTTCCAGCGACATTCACATCACTTAATTCCGTTAATGATAGAGTTTGAGCACCTGCTAAAGATGAAATCACCTTCGTGGCATTTTGTTGTCCGACTCTGACTTTGATATCTGCCATCTATTTAAAAGCAATTCAGATCTAGAAAGTATTTATATTTACTATGTTGTTATCTTTGAAGCAAGTTCTTTTAACATAGTTTTTAGTGTCTCAATCTCACTTTTCATCTCATCTAATTCTGCTTGTTTATCAGAATTTCTTCTTTTATCAGACATATAAGTTGAATATCCAGCAGTGTCCATATTGATTATGGCACCAGTTTTTTCATCACGAAAAAGATTTTTATGACCTTCTACTGGTATCATGCTAATGCAATCGCTCTAAAGTCTTTCAATCTTACAGGATATGATTCGTTAGTAGATATCATAACGATCTTAATTGTAAATCCACTAAATTGCTCTAAATTATCGACTGAGAATTGATATTCAGAGAATTTATCAAATTCATTAGGAGATACAAAAGCATCTGCTCTACCATCATTTTTACTTAGATCTATAATCTCATCACCAAACCCATCTCCATCAGTATCATTCATATTTTTGTAACCAGGAAATGGTCTATAAGTTTGTGACACTTCACTAGAGTCTGCACTGAATAATCTGTAAAATACTCTAAAGTCAGCTTCTGGTTGAACACTTGCTGCAACTAAAACTTTAAGAGAGGTTGCTGGTTGTTTTAAATCAACTCTATCAGATACGAAGACTGAACCATGAGGATCATCTTCTAATTGATTAGTTTTACTATCAGAATCATAATTATCAAAACCAATCGGATTATTGATTTTATTTCTACCTAAAGTAAATATTGCATTCTTTACATCCAATACAGGTGATAAATTAGGATCTGATGAACTCATATTTACATCTAGTGTAAGTGATTTGTTTCTAGGTAAAGTTACTAATTTAGAATTTTCATTTATTTTTGAAGCAACCAATCTTGGAGTTGGATAGAATTGAGTTTGATTTAAAATGGCAGGTTCAAAACCTTGATCAATAAATGAAACTTCAGTTCCACTTGCACTTGTACCACTAACAGTCCTAATATTAGAGTTTATGGTTGTTGTGCTTCCAGGTGTTATTACATTGAATTGTGGATTAATCGAACTAAACTGATGATTTTGAGAAATTTTCACAGTGTTGCTTCCAAATCCTTTCTCACTTGTAAAACACAATAGTTGTTTACCTGTTCTGGTTGTAATTTTTGCTGTATCCACCTCAAGAAAATAATTATCAATATTTGTTGCATTCTTTAAAGTTGTATTTGTAGGAACTGTATGAGTTGTGTTAATACCAACAAGTGGCATTCCATTTGCTTCATAAGTTTGGATTGTTGAACCTTCTGAGTGTGTTGATGGTTTAGTATTTAAAATACCTCTTGTAAGAGTTAATTGTCCAGTACCAACAATATAAGATACAATTTCCTCTTCAATAATTGCTTCTCCTCTATCAACTGTAATACCACCAGTTACATCTTG